TTAAAACCCCAGTCCTGCATCTCTGCTATTCCGTCCGGTCTGGCAGAATCGCAAATGATCTCCACATTCATAAACTTCTTTATCTTTCTGGCAAAGGTAGAGTTTTTGCACTTTTTAGAATAAACCTCGCCGAAAATGTAAAGTGTGTCCGTCTCATAATCATAATAATTCTGACTGAAAACCTGTGGGTGGGTATATCCGAAGTCTAAGCCGTGGTTTATTAAATCGAATGTCATTAACTCTTCATCCGATATTTTACGGATTTCTAAATTGTCAAAAATGCCGCCGCCTGTTCCAGTAACTTCTCCTAAGTAGTTATTTTTATAATATAATGGTTTATGAATCCTAAACCACTCCGCACGTTCGAAGAATCGTTTTCCTAACCATTTCACCGGGACATTATAATAATAGCTGTGACAGATCCGTGTCTGTGGCTTATTTTTACATTCTTCAGTGTACTCATTCATAAAGTTATTTTTTGACTTTGGAGGATTGAAGATTTTTATGTCAAGTGCTGGTGTATCTGCTCGCAGAAATGTATCCTCTATGTTATCCATTTGCTCAACGCCTGCCATCTCGTCACACTCTTCATGGATTAAAAGCTTCACATATCCGAAGGGAACGTTGAACGATTTCAAGCTGATCGGCTTATCTGCTCCCACAAACATTACCATCTGCCCGGTCGGCTTATACACCGCACACATTGGAGACTGCTTAAAGTCCCAGTTATCCAGATCATTACACCGGATCACGACCTTCATAAACTGATTATAAACTGATCCTCGCAAGTCGACCTTATATCGTCTGGTATATACGATATGCGCCTGAGGATCCTGCCGAATGGTCTCATATGCCAAGTCTCCCCAGAAGTTAGACTTGATAGAGCCGCGCCCACCCTTCGATATGATCTCGTGTATGTCTATCTCTCCAGTAAAAGCTTCATGCACCGTTCTGTAAATTTCCACAAAGTCGGATGTTATGTCTGTGATAGGGATCGTCCAGAGTGCTGCCTTTTCTCTCTTCTCTTTTTCTTCTGCTTCAAGTTTATGCTTTTCTGCAATCGTCAAAGCTTTCTCCAGTCCGTCCATTGCCTTAAGCTGATCGGAGAAATCTGGAGAGAATCCAAGACCGTCCACGACTTCACCCTTTGCTATTTTACTTCTTCGCTCCTGGATCTCTGCTAGCGACATGATATCCCTGTGCTGTTCTTTCTCGATTTGCTCCATTTTTTCCGCTATATATTCTGTTATGACAGTTTTTGTCAGCAGTTTTTGAGCACTTCGATTTGCTCCATTCTCACTATAGCCTGCGCTTATGTATGCCTGTGTGCCATTTCCGCCATTCTTTATATACTCATCTGCAAAAGCTTTCCATTTCGGTGTGAGTTCTCCCTTCATCCGCTCACCGCCTTATAAATATCAATCAAACAGAATATTACTTCCGGTATAGATGCCGTTTTGAGAATCTCATAATCTTCCGTTTTCCATTCTTGTCTATTTTTCTTAAAGGTGTACACTGGTGTAATAATTCTGTAAATTGTGATCATGCGCTTCTGGTCTTCACTGTAGAATTGATTCTGATTTATTTTTATAATTAGTCCACGCTGTACAATTGCAGTTTGAAGCTTTTTTACTTTTCCTTTTAAATTTGCCAAGGCGCACACCTCCCATCATTTTACTTATAATTTTATTATAAGATATTTTTTAATTGTTTTTGTTCCATTTTTAGGCATAAAAAAAGCGGCTATATTTCAAGCCGCTTTCTCTCGTTTCTTCGTTTTTCTCTTTCTCGTTTTCTTTTCAGCCTCTCCTCTTCTGACATTTTCTGTTTTCTCGGTTTTCTCTTTTTTCTCTCCGGAAATCCTTCTCGCGCCTTATTTTCTTCGCTCCATTCTAATAAGTACCATCCTTTATACTGAGCACTCCCACTTTTATGCTTTCCGAGCAAATATCTTTTAATGTCTCTTATTCCACCAGAAAAAAGATCCGGTTTAATTGGGCTTATGATATCCTCATTGTCAATTGCCCATTTTTTTAAATTGTTAATTCTGTAAACATCACCTCCTGGCGACTGGATTACCCAGCTTTTCGCATTCGCATTTGTGTCTTTTCTGCCTGTATTCGGAGATTCTTCATATCCGGCATGTGCTTTTTTTAAAACTTCTTTATTCTGCTCGCTCATTCCGTAAAAATGTCGAAGCTTCGCGGAACACTCTCTACTGCACGTTCTTTCTGTTCCCGATGGCGCAGAGTAAAATTCTTTTCCGCAAATTACACATTTTCTCATGTTTCTTTGTGCTTCTGCTCGGCATTTTACCGAGCAGTATAATTTATTTCGTCCTTTTTCTTTTCCGCAAACCACGCATTTCCCTGACATTTTTTTAATCCTCTAAATCAAACTCGTCTGTCACATCGACAATTTTATAAGACTTCTCATAGTCGATCATGTCCATATCCTGATCTGGAATCACTTCAAAATAAACCTTATAAACTTTATCGTCATGAACCATGTACTGATAAAACTCATTTACGTCCCAGCAATCCGCATCTCCAATGATTCTAACATTTTCAAAATGCTGAATTTCTCCATTTTCCTCAACGGTTAATTTCTGCAACGGAAATTTCTCTTTTTTATCAAACCAGTCTTCTAATATTTTATATATTTTCTCTTCCATCTTTGTTATCCTCATTTCTTGATTTTTTTTAAATAATTCTACTGCCTTAAAAAAAACATCCTCCGAGTCATCCACGCATTTTATGTCATTCGGATCATAATTCCATTTCTGCAAAAGGACAACCCAGTAAGTTTTCCCATCGTGTTTGGTCACTGGCTGTTCAAATTTAATAAGCTGCCACGCTTCCCCATTCCTATTATAAACTCCTGTAATTGGTTCAAAAAAACTTCCGTCGTACTGTTCACCGATTATTTTTCTTAATTCATTTTTTATTAATTCTTCCATTTTTTTCTCCTTTTCCGTACATTTTTTACAATGAAAAATCCATTCTGTAATCTCCGATGATGTCCAGCTCATCCCACATCTCAGGGATATCTTCTGCATCATTCAAGCCTGAAAGTGCATCATTTCTAAAATCTGAAAAACCGGCTTCGGTGTTCTCATAAACCATGATCCCGTCTTCGATATGTTTCTGGATATCGTGATCCGTCATGTTGGTTTCCTTTTTTAATAATTCAAATAATTTTTCGTTTGTCATTTTTTATTCTCCTCTAAGCTCTTTCTCTTAAGTCTTTAACCGTAAAGTTTTTATAAAACTCCTTATATTTTTCAAATGTGTTCTCTTTGCTCCAGTTCTTTTCTGATCCGTTTACATTTTCAAAATAGTTTTTATCTCTCTCGTATAAAAGATGTAAAAGCTCCTCACGTTTCATTTTGTTAATTTCTGTTTTTGAATAACTGTAAATGTTTCTTGATTCTTCCATTTTCTTTTCCTCCGTGTGTTGTGTTTTTCCTTGTTTCTGATATTATAATACACCATTTCCGGTGTACTGTCAATACCTTTTTACATTATTTTTAAAGTATTTTATTTTTTCTCATTTTCTACATATTTAATAATGTTTCCCGGCTGCATATCCAGAAGTGTACATATCTTCTCTAATGCGATGATCCCGACCATGTCGCCACGCCTTAGCGTCTGGATTGCGTTTTCTCCTAAAAGCTTCTCTTTTCTCAGCCGTGACGTGGTATATCCGCTTTCTTTCAGCGTTTCTAATACATTTATTTTATAAGCCAGCATTTATTAATACCTCTCTTTCTTTATAAAGTAATTATACATTATTTTATAATTTATTTCAATCGTATTTACACCAAAAATAATGCACAAATATCATCTGTTAATTATACATTATTTTTGGTGCATTTGTATATTGCAATCACACCGTTTTCGGTGTATTATAATATTAACAAAAGAACAACATAGATGAAAAATGGAGGGAACGAAAATGAAAAAATATGAATACCATCACACAGCATTAACAAGAGGCTATGTATCAGTTAAGACCAATGGGATTAAATCAGCTTACACTGGAAGATTCGGAACCGGTTACACCGTAAAGAGAAACAATCCGGACAGTACTAGATACTGCTATGTTGACTATTATATTGAAAAATAATCCAGAAAACATAGACGCAAGAATTTTTAAACTGATTTAACCGCCGGATCACTTCCGGCGGTTTTTTTTGTACGGATTTTTATTTTTATATTTTAGCATCTGCATTGCATATTTTCCAAATACAGACATTTTTATGCGTGCGTGCTATATTTTATCCTATGCGTGAGAAAAACTTGTCTATGCGTGCCATGCGTGCGTTATGCGTGCATTTTAAATAATATGCGTGCGTCCATGCGTGCAGTTCTATGCGTGAATTAAAGCATCATGCGTATCTGTCCGTTGCTTTCTTCTTCGTACAAGCTCCGGCTGTTGAGCATCCTTAATGCCATTTTCTTTTTTCTGTAAAAATGCGTGCGTGAAATCGGCATAATCCCATAGTGTGCTTCCATTTTGTCATATGAGATATTATTTAAAATTGATTCTGCTATTTTATCGCCCAGATAATTGTCTATGCGTGTGCATATCTCTATCGTTTCCTCTCTGCTCATTTTAAAAACCTCCCCATGCGTGGCGCCTAAGTTTCTTACAACATTATACCATATATCAGTTCATAAAAACACAACATATTATCGTATTCATGCAACATTATTGTATTTTTTTACCGGCATATTTCAGCCGGTAAGTGTTACCTATTCAGTTTTTACGATTTTATATCCTGGCACCCGAATGGCTCTAGGGCTTCCGATTTCATCATCCGTTTCCAGCTCTCCGATAGCTATCATCCTGATCAGATGATTATGTACACTGGATGTACTGCTCAGTCCTACCATGTCCCCAATCTCCCGAATTGTCGTGGCGTATCCGTGCTTTTCAATGTACAAAATGATTGCCTGCTTGATTTCAGCTCGTTTTTTAATCCCATGCTTCGTAGCGTTCATGTGCATTTTCCTTTCTTTTTATCAGTTAAAGTTCAGTTTAGCTTATTTATAATCTTCAAATTTTTTCACAGCGGCAAAGGCAAACCTTGAATTTACCCACCGTTGCATACGCTTTAAATCATCTTTTGGTTGTAGCTTGTATTTATCATAAATCATCACGTATGGGCTGTATCCAAGATCCCGGAGCGTATATATTCGCTCCAAATCCTGCTCTATAGTGGAATTAAATCCACACAGAACGTATACTGTCATTTTCCTATGAT